TATGCCCGTCTCGATAGAATATAATATTAATTTTTAATGAGGTCACCATTTTATTTTATTGTAAAACCTTTAGATGATAAAAGGTATACAAATACAAAAAACATAGAGGGTATGGAGTTTATTACAAGTACCTCTGAGGAAAACCATAAAGCTTCAAACAGACAAGGTGTAGTAGTTGCTGTGCCTCTCGGTTATGATGGGCCAATAAAAGTTGGCGATATACTTTTAGTACATCACAATGTATTTAAATTCTACAATGATATGAAGGGAAGAGTAAAATCTGGTAAGAGTTTTTTTAAAGACAATTTATTCTTTATTGAGAATGACCAGTTTTTTATGTACAAACAAGATGATATGTGGCATTGTCATGACAGGTATTGTTTTGTAAAACCTGTAGAAAAAGAAGAATCATTTATATCTAAGCTTGGAACGGAAGAACCTCTTGTTGGTATTATGAAATACCCAAACAAATATTTATCTTCACAAGGAGTAAACAAAGGAGATAGAATATCTTTCAAACCAGAGAGTGAATATGAGTTTATGGTAGATGATGAAAAGTTATATAGAATGTATGACCATCAAATAACAATAAAGCTATGAAATCAGAAGATTTAAAAAAGGAAATTATACACGCAGGGCGTAGAGCTGTAGAGCAACTAATTAAAGTAGCAAAAGAAGATATTATAAAACCTGACCCTGACGATGAGCTTGCAGCTGATAGATTAAAGAACGCAGCTGCTACAAAAAAGCTAGCTATATTTGATGCGTTTGAAATACTAAACAAAATAGATTTAGAAGAAGAGGTTATAAACTCAGGTGGGCAAATAGATAAAACAAATACAAAACAAGGGTTTGCAGAAAGAAGGTCAAAATAATTTATATCACGTAATAAAAGATTACATACCTAAAGCTGTTTTTGCAAAAAAAAATAGAGCTAAGACATGGCTGTATGGGTATAATGAAAAGTATGATGTAGTAGTTATAAGCAAGTCGGGCCAGATAGGAACGATAATAAATATAAATGGATTAGCTATTGCTTTACCTAAAGAAGCTGAAACAATATATAAACGCTCAGATAAAAAAGAAAAACAATACTGGGAAAGGCATGAGCTTCCAAAAGATTTAACAAGAATTAATTCTATATTTCAGTGGAATGAAAGACCACCTCTTTTTAAAAATAAGTGGGTGGATTATATCGAAGAGGAGTTTGATAGAAGGGAACTTGGATTTTGGTTTTATAACAACGGAAAGCCTACATATATAACTGGTGCTCATTATATGTATCTGCAATGGACAAGTATTGATGTTGGGTATCCTGATTACAGAGAAGCGAACAGAATATTTTTTTTATACTGGGAAGCTTGTAAGGCAGACAGTAGATGTTTTGGACTCGATTATTTAAAAATAAGACGTTCTGGGTTTTCATTTATGGGGTCATCAGAATGTGTTAACACAGGAACATTAGCTAGAGATTCTAGGGTTGGTATATTATCAAAGACAGGTTCTGATGCAAAGAAAATGTTTACAGATAAAGTTGTGCCTATAGCAAATAGATTACCATTCTTCTTCAAGCCTATTCAAGATGGTATGGATAAACCAAAAACAGAATTAGCATTTAGAGTTCCAGCTTCTAAGATTACTAAAAAAAATATGTATGATGATGTGGATGAAGAGCTAACAGGTCTTGATACTACAATCGACTGGAAGAATACAGATGATAACTCTTATGATGGTGAGAAACTTTTACTTCTTGTACACGATGAATCTGGTAAGTGGATAAAGCCTAATAATATTTTAAATAACTGGCGTGTAACTAAAACTTGTTTAAGATTAGGAAGTAAGATTATTGGTAAATGTATGATGGGTTCTACTTCAAACGCTCTTGATAAAGGTGGTAATAATTTTAAAAAGTTATATGAAGATTCAAATGTATTGAATAGAAATGCAAATGGACAAACAAAATCAGGTTTATATTCACTATTTATTCCTATGGAATGGAATATGGAAGGGTTTATAGATAGGTATGGTATGCCTGTGTTTCATAAACCTAATAAACCTATAGCAGGTGTTGATGGAGAATGGATTACAAATGGAGCAATAGATTATTGGGAGGCAGAAGTAGATTCACTCAAAAAAGATGCAGATGCTTTAAATGAATTTTATAGACAGTTTCCTCGAACAGAATCACACGCATTTAGAGATGAAAGTAAATCTTCATTATTTAATTTAACTAAGATATATCAGCAAATTGATTACAATGATTCTTTAATTATGCCTCAGCACGTTACACAGGGTAGGTTTTATTGGAAAGATGGTGTGAAAGACTCAGAAGTAATATGGACTCCAGACTCAAGAGGTAGGTTTAAAGTTTCCTGGACACCTAATAAAGGTTTAACTAATAAAAAAATAACTAAGCATGGAATATTTTTTCCAGTAAACGAGCATATAGGAGCGTTTGGTTGTGATAGTTATGATATTTCTGGAACAGTAGGAGGGGGAGGTTCTAATGGAGCTTTGCATGGTTTAACTAAATACAATATGGAAGAAGCTCCTAGTAATGAGTTTTTTCTAGAATATGTTTCAAGACCTCAAACGGCCGAGATATTTTTTGAAGATGTACTTATGGCTTGTGTATTTTATAGTATGCCAATATTGGTAGAGAATAACAAACCTAGATTACTATATCATTTTAAAAATAGAGGCTATCGAGGTTTTTGTATGAACAGGCCAGATAAACATTATAATAAATTATCAAAGACTGAGAAAGAACTTGGAGGTATACCTAACACTTCTGAAGATGTAAAACAATCTCACGCTGCCGCAATAGAGTCATACATAGAGAAGTACGTTGGTATAGATTTAGACTCAGTTTATAGGTCTTCAGATGAGATGGGCTCTATGTATTTTACAAGAACCCTAGAAGACTGGGCAAGGTTTGATATAAGTAATAGAACTAAGTTTGATGCTAGTATAAGTTCAGGTCTTGCCATAATGGCTAATCAAAAGAATGTTTATCTTCCAGAGAAAAAACAATCAAAAATAAGTCTTAACTTTGCAACATATAATAATAAAGGAATATTAAGTGAATTAATTAGATGAAAGAGGTAAATATTAACATTTCATCTGTAGGATTCCCTAGTCAGTTTGTATCTGATGCTGAAAAGGCAACTGATGAGTTTGGGTTACAAATAGGGCAGGCTATTCAATATGAGTGGTTTCGTAAAGATTCTAACGGATGTAGGTACTATAGTCAGTGGAGGGATTTTAATAGATTAAGATTATACGCACGTGGTGAACAATCTATCGCAAAGTATAAAAATGAATTGGCTGTAGATGGTGATTTATCTTATTTAAATTTAGATTGGACTCCAGTTCCAATTATTCCAAAATTTGTCGACATAGTTGTAAATGGAATGTCAGATAGATTATTTAAGGTAAACGCTTTTGCCCAAGACGCTTTATCTCAAAAAGAAAGAAGCGAATTTCAAAAAACTATAGAAGGTGAAATGGCAGCAAAAGATGTTTTGTCTACTGTATTAAATAAAACAGGATTTAATGCTTTCACTATGAATCCTGATGATTTACCACAAAATGATGAAGAGTTATCTCTTTATATGAATCTTAACTATAAACCTGCAATAGAAATTGCCGAGGAAGAAGCTATCAATACAATGTTTGAAGAGAATCATTATGTTGATGTGCGTAAAAGATTAGATTATGATATAATGGTTACAGGTATGGCTGTAGCAAAGCATGAGTTTTTACCAGGAGCAGGTGTAGATATATCTTATGTTGACCCTGCAAATGTGGTTTATAGTTACACAGAAGACCCTCATTTCAAAGATTGTTTTTATTGGGGTGAAATTAAAACAGTTCCTATAGCCGAGCTAATTAAAATTGACCCATCATTAACAAATGATGATTTAGAAAAAATATCTCAGTATAGTCAAAGTTGGTATGATTACTTTAATGTAGCTCAGTTTTATGAAAACGATATATTCTACCGTGACACTTGTACACTGATGTACTTTAATTATAAAACCACGAAGAAAATGGTTTATAAAAAGAAAGTAAAAGAGAATGGTAATATCTCTATGATAGAAAAGGATGACAGTTTTAATCCTCCAGAAGAAATGATGGAAGAAGGTAAGTTTGAAAAGGTAGAAAAAACAATTGATGTTTGGTATGATGGTGTAATGGTTATGGGTACAAACATTATATTAAAATGGGAGCTTGCTAAAAACATGGTAAGACCAAAGTCTTCATCTCAACACGCTATACCAAATTATGTAGCAGTTGCACCTAGAATGTATAAAGGTGTAATTGAATCTCTTGTTAGAAGAATGATTCCTTATGCAGACCTTATACAAATGACTCATTTAAAACTGCAGCAAGTCATAGCTAGAACAGTCCCGGATGGTGTATATATAGATGCAGATGGACTGAATGAAGTAGATTTAGGTACAGGTGCAGCATATAACCCGGAAGATGCTTTAAGGTTATATTTCCAAACAGGTTCTGTTATTGGTAGAAGTTATACACAAGAAGGTGACTTTAATCAAGCTAAAGTTCCTATACAGCAGCTTACAAGCAATTCTGGCGCTTCTAAAGCCTCTATGCTTATAGGTAACCTTAACCACTACTTAGATATGATTCGAGCTGTAACAGGCTTAAATGAAGCGAGAGACGGTACTATAGCAAATTCAGATGCTTTAGTAGGTATTCAAAAATTAGCAGCATTAAGTTCTAATACCGCTACTCGACATATATTAGATGGAAGTCTTTACATATATAGAACGTTAGCGGAGGCGTTGACTTATAGGGTAGCGGATATTTTAGAATATTCTGATTTCAAAGAGGATTTTATAAATAAGATAGGCAGATATAATGTAAGTATACTTAATGAAATATCAGATTTATATATATATGATTTTGGTGTGTTTATAGAAGTTTCTCCTGATGAAGAACAGCAAGCTATGTTAGAGCAAAATATTCAAATGGCCTTATCAAAACAAGATATCAACTTAGAGGATGCAATTGATATACGTGAGATTAAAAACCTTAAACTTGCTAACCAATTACTAAAAGTAAAACGTAAAGCAAAACAAGAAGAAGATAAAAAGAAAGACCAACAGAAACAGCAAGCTGTGTTGCAACAACAAATGCAATCACAACAAATGGCCGCACAAGTAGCGTTACAAAAAATTGAAGCAGAAGCTCAAGCTAAAATTCAATACAGACAAGCAGATATTGCATTTGAATTAGAAAAATTAAAAGGTGAGGCTAATTTAAAAGCTCAGCTAATGCAGCAAGAGTTTAACTATAACTTGCAGCTTCAAGGAATGACTCAATCACAAATAAGTCAACGTGAGCAGGATAAAGAGAAAGCTAAAGCTGACAGAATCAGTCAACAAAATACACAACAATCTGAGCTTATAACTCAAAGAAAAAACAATTTACCTCCTAAAAAGTTCGAATCAAACGAAGATACTTTAGATGGGTTTGATTTAGCTGAGTATGAACCTAGATAATGTGTTTAAATTTTGTGTAACTTTGCAAATAAATTAAATTAAATCTAATGGAAATTAAAGTAAGAGAAGTAACTGACGTAGAAGAAAAATCTAGTCAGCAAATAGAACAAGAGCTTCTGGATAAGCACGAGCAAAAACAAGAAGCTGTTGAACAAAATACTGAAAGTGTCGCAGACGACACAAATCAAGTTGAAGATGTACAAGAAAAAGAAGAAGTACAAGAAGAAATAAAGGAAGAGGCTGAAACTCCTCTTGTTGAAGAGCAACCTCCTGTTGAAAAGGAGTTAGCTGAAGAAGAAGTTCTTTCATATATTGGAAAAAGATATGGTAAGGAAATTAGCTCTATTGATGAGTTAGTTAGCACACGAGAAGAAAGCGAACCGCTTCCTGAAGATGTAGCTGCTTACCTAAAATATAAAAAAGAAACTGGACGTGGTTTTAATGATTTTGCAAAATTGCAAAAAGATTATTCCGATTTAAGTCCAGATGCTTTGCTAAGAGAATATTATACAATTACAGAAGAAGGATTAGATTCTGATGACATAACATCTTTGTTAGAAGAATTTGATTATACAGAGGAAACTCATGAACCTTCTGAAATTAAAAAATTAAAATTAGCAAAGAAAAAAGAGATTGCTAAAGCTAAAAAGTTTCTACGTGAACAGCAAGATTTATACAAACAGCCCCTTGAGTCAAGGGAAAGTTCTGCCGCTGTTGATAATGAAGAAATAATTCAGTACAGGCAATACATGGAAACAGCAAAAGCTACTTATGCTGAGAATGAAAAAAAATCTCAGTGGTTTGAGAAAAAAACAAATGAAGTTTTAAATCCAGAGTTTAAAGGTTTTAAATTCAATATTGGTGAAACAGATTATGTGTATTCTCCTGGTAGTGTTTCTGACATTAAAAAAGCTCATCAAACTCCTATGAACTTATTAAATAAGTTTATGGATACTGAAGGCTATATTAAAGATGCAGAAGGATACCATAAAGCTCTAGCTGTTGCAATGAATCCTGAAGGGTTTGCAAAGTTTTTTTACGAACAAGGCAAATCACAAGCAACTGATGATGTAATGCGTAAGACTAAAAATATTGAAATGTCAGAACGTCAAGCACCTCAAGTTGCAACAAAATCAGGATTTCAAGTTAAGTCAGTTTCTCAGCCATCAAGCCGAGGACTGCGAATCAAGAGTATTAAAAAAAGTTAATAATAAAATAAAAATTTAAAATTATGGCAGGACA